GGAGGGCATGTCGGGATGGTCTTCAAGGTCGCCGCGCAAAAGGCACGCGCGGGAGTGTCTATGATGTTGGACTACGACGATTTCAACTCGCAGCACACCACCGAGTCGCAGGTATGGCTCTTCGAGGAGTTGATGGACATCGTCGGTTACCCGCACGAGTTGCGCGCGCCCCTACTAGCGTCGTTCACGCGGCAGCGCATCTACGTGCAGGGCAAGTGTGTAGGTACTGCCAAAGGCACGCTGATGTCCGGCCACAGAGGTACCACTTTCATCAACACCGTCCTCAACCTCGTCTACTTGCGGCTGGAGTTAGGTGGTGAGTTCATGGATCGCGCGGTCTCGTTGCACGTCGGCGATGACGTCTACCTCGGCGTCCGTACGTACGCCGAAGTCGGGTACGTGGAGAGGCAACTCTCCCTTTCAAAACTGAGGTTAAACCCCCTCAAACAATCGGTCGGACACCTATCGACCGAGTTCCTGCGCAATGCAACGCGCGGTAGAGACACGTACGGGTACTTCGCCCGCAGTGTTTCCACTGCCATCGCGGGGAATTGGGTGTCCGACGCCAAATTGCAGCCACGAGACGCGCTGATCACCATGATCACGACGGCGCGATCGCTTGCAAACCGGTCGGGATCAGACCACTTGCCCCTGCTCCTTTTCCGCAGCTGCTGCCGCATGACGCAGCTGCCGAAGGAGGACCACCTGAGGCTGATCGATCTACTTCGCGGCACTCTGGCTCTCGATAACGGGCCTCAGTTCTTCCAAAGTGCCGTGTACCGACGCACTGTAGCCCGCGTCGAACTGGCGGCTACCGACGATCATGGATACGCTCCGCTCCCCTCAACTGCTACGACACAATACCTAGCCACCGCGGCTACGCCACTTGAAGTGGATGTCTTACAGCAGGCGGGGGTGAGCGTTAGCGACACCATGGTCGAGGCCAGCTTCCGCAAATCTCTCCCGGAGCGTTTCACGCAATTCGAAACGCTCCGTTTACTACCCGAGGAGCGCACGCTCGCTGTAGGTACAGCCAGTGTGAATGACCTCCTCAATGCCCCTATCGCCCGCGGTTGGCTCGAGCAGTTCCCGCTGCTAACGCTCGCGCGCCACCGGTTGCCTGAATGGCTCGTCCGATACGCCGTCGGACAGGCCGGTGGCAACCCCGGCGCCGTCGACCTCGACTACGAAGCGTGGGGCGAATTTAAACACGGCTGTATCATAGCCAACCCGATGTCGTACCCCGACGCGGCGGCTTTCGGCAAGCGCACCGTGTGTAGCGTCCTGACTTGCCCACAAAACGTCTTCGTCTGAGAAGACCCCCCCACGACCCCGCCTCACCGGTACCCACAGCGGAGTCGACCCCACCCC